TGCTAATTTTGATAATGTCCTACCAATCATACCCACTGCTCTTATTGACTTCATTAAAATTGGATTTAATCCTATTATACCGAAGCCATCAGCAAGTCCTTTTGTTAATTCTTTGAATTTATTTGTATCAAAATCTAATGCTTTATTTTCATTAAATTCTTTTATACCAGCACTAAGTGATATTAATGATGCTCCCATTAATAATACTACACCACTACTGACAGCAATAAATGGAGACGCATATGACAATCCTACAAAAGCCGCACTGAGACCTAATAAAAAAGTACCTATCTTACCTATGTCTTCCCAACTTTTATCTTGAATATTATCAAACATCTTTTTAATACCTATACTTAATACTACTAATCCCATGCCAATAACAGCAACAGATAATGAACCTAATAATATTTGTGAGCTCATTTTTCCCATCATCATAAATGATACGCCAACGCCTATCATTGCAACAGCTATTGCCCCACCTAATGCTAATGGTTTTATACCCAGTAATTTTGAAGATAACGCAAATGATAATGCCATTAATGATATACCACCAGCTAACATTAAAAAACCAACTCCTATATCTTTTATTGCATTAACACCCCTCTTCATAACACCTGTTTGATTTAGCACACCAAAAAATGCAAATACACCACCAATAGCTAATAAACTACTTGTCATCGCAAGTACACCAACTGCCGCATTATTTACACCAAATAATGCTGATATAGATACAAATGTTAATGCCATTAATGATATGCCACCAGCTAGTATAATAAAACCTTTCCCTACATTATTAAATGTTTTTATGCCTTCTTTTACTTTTTTATCACTAAATATCATAATAGCACTTGCTATGCCTATCATTCCAATAGCAATACCAGTAACAGTAACAGCAATACCACCCCCACCAAATAATGCACCAATGCCTGCAAAAGTAATACCTAATAATGATATAGATATAGCAAAATTCTTTATTGAACCACTTATTAAATTTAATGATATGCTACCTTGCTTTATATTTTTTTGTGCATTGCCTAATTTTAAAAAAACATTTTCAAAATCACCAATTACTTTAATTAATAATTTTTCAAACGGTAATATAAACAGTATATTTTTTGATAATTTAACTAATGTACTAGTCATCACAGATATTGCATTGCTCATTGTTTGAAAATTTTTGACATTTTTATCTATATTAGTATGTTTTTTATCAAAAATATCAAATAATCTACTTACAAAATTAATGTAATCAGTTTTAACACTTTTAGGTATAATACTAAATTTTAATAATCCATTTGATAATAAAATTGTAGCACTACCCATATCTTTTAATGATGAAGACTTATTATTGACTACATTATTAGTTGTTTCTTTTTTATCTTTTAATATTGATATTATTGTATCTAATTTTGAAATTATTTTTTCTTGATTTACATTTTTGCTATTTTTTATTATATTACCACCAATTAACACATTATTATTATTATTAGAATCATCCTTTGTTTTATCATCAAGTTTGTTATTAATATTAGATATAATATTTTCAGTTCTAATAATTACATTAAGTATATTTTCTAGTGTGATGGCGGGATCTTTCATATTGCTAATATTTATATTTTGATAATTTATCTATAGAAAAATTATTAGATTTAAACATTTTTTGATATTTTTCATTCTCTTTTTTGTATTCTATCTCTTCTTTTTTTCTTTGTTTTTCAGCTTCGTTATCCATATTTATTATATTATCAATTATATATTGTATTCTAAAAAATTCCATCTTATCAATTTCAGATGGCTGGATATGTAATCTATTTATTAATGTAAACTCATAATTATTTAAGCTTGTCCAAGATATCTGAAACAATGAAAATGGATTTAATCCCTCCTTGAAAGGATAATGGAATGGCGACCTCACCTTCGCCAGGAACATTTGCTTTTATCATAGTGCTAACACTATCTTTTAATAAATCAACAACATTAGATAAAATTGATATTATTTCTAAATCCCATGAATATGATTCTTGTAACATATTATTATACGTTGTCCTATCTAGTTTACGCCAATCATCAAATAAAAATAAAGAATATCGTTGAAATATTTCATCTATTTTTTTACCATTTTGTTGCATTTCAATATTATAATTCTTTAAAAATTCAACAACACCTAAACTGGGTATATATAACTTTAATATAATACCACTAGATGTATTAAATACGAAACATTTATCTTTATGTGAATAAAATTTCATTAATTTATCAGGTGGATTAAAATAATTAATTATTTCTTTTTGAACTTTTATTTTTTCTATATTACCATCATTTTTAGCATATTCAATTATTAAATCATTTTCGCCTTCTTTAAAAGTAATTTCCCGTATTGCAATAACTAAATAAAATCTATCTATCTCCTTTAAATCTCTATATGTTGCTTTTTTGCCAGGTATTATTATCTGTACACATTTTTCTATTATATAATTTAAACTATCTTCAATAGATATAGGATCATTCTCATCTATCATTGACCAATGTCTAATTTCCCCGAATGTAGCCGCTCTTATTGCTATTTTAGTACCATCAGGATAATAAAGACCTTGTGTGGGTAATAATTCTAATGATATTGGCTTCCACCCCACATTATCTTTATCTAAATTAATATTATTTACTGGGGCAATATCTTTTATATTACCCAAATCATTATTTTCTAGCCTTTCTATTATTTTTTGGGCTTCAATTTCTTTATTTTCCATAATTATTATTTTATTTAATACAAATGTCAATTATTATAATATTGTTTCGTCCCAATATGTTGCTATTAATTTCCATTCTTCAACTTTAAAAATATCTTCTGATGACCAATCATATTCATCAGGCCCCTTTACCATACTGCCAGGAATAACATTAGGAAATGTTAATTGCCTGAATATATCACCATTAGCATTAAATTGTACAATTGTCATAGGCCCGCCGCTATATTCCTTTTTTAATCCCATTTTACCTGTCAAAGGATCATATGCTAAATTACACCATTGCCGTATTGCTTTATATACATACATTGAATTAGCATCATTTAAATTAACTTCAAAAGATAATTCAATTTCTTGTGTAGGATCTGTAATTGCACCACCCACAAATGCTCTAGGGTAATTCTTATATTTTTGGTATTTGGGTGTTGGAAATCCTTTTGTTAAATCTATTCCCCCGATGCTAATAATATTTTCCATAACTAAATCCCAATCAGAAATGCCCGCTGGGGGTGTTATCATAACTTCAAAATTTGCATAATAAACTGGTTCCCAGTTATTAACAGCTGCTTTTGAATTTTTATAATGAGGTAAACCTGCCATAATATTATTGTTTTTTTATATATATAAATTTTTATGTAAATGTATAAAATCCACCACTTGCAATTTGTCCTGGCGATACTATTTGTATTCTATTAATTAGCTTATTCATACCATAATATGGTTCAATAATAACATCAATTATTCCAATAGCATTTTTTATCACATCTGTTGTATTATTTTTATCATTCATTATAGTTATATAATCATATATACCACCATTATTTTTAACAGATTCTAAATAATTATCAACTAATGTTTTAATTTCTAGTCTTATTCTCGTATCATTTTTATCAAATACATAGTTACTTAATATTTTTTCTATTCTATCTTCTATTGTTATTCCCAAATCTCTTATATGCAAATAATTTAATGGATCTAACATTTTTTGATACGATGTCATATCACCATAAATCATTATACCATAATTTCTATCATTGATAATAGCATTTATGCCCATTTGTTCTAAATATACTCTATCTGATTTAAGGAATTCATATTCTAATCCTACGAGTTTATTGTTTGATAATACACCACGTTTAGGGCCTGCTACAATATCATAAGGTATACCATTTTGGAATTTTCTTATAAAATTATTAGAAACATCAGCAGCAGGTGGCACATATTTTATTTTATTATCTTCTCTAATTTTTAAAAATGGAGTAAAAAATCCACTATATTTACTACCATTTTCATCATCAGGCAATGTAAATTTAAAACTAGGTGCCATTGATAAATTACCACCACTTGCTATATATTCTACTTTTAATACTGGTTTTGGATTTCCATTATCAATATCAGGCATATCAGTAAACATAGGATCTGTAGATGCCATAAATTTTGATATTGATGGTAAATTAAGTAATGCTAAACATGTTTGTCGTTTTTTTGCTAATCTGGATAAAATGGATTTTGCCCCACATTGTGGTTCTAGTCCACCATCAAATGTATCTACTATATATCTAAAATCAATTAAATTTTTATCTGATAATACTTCTGATAAATTAGTATTTTCTAATACACCATATATTTTCCAAAGTTGATTTTCACCGCCTGGCATATGATAAGATGTTATCTTAAAACCTTCTAATTTTGTAAATTGTAAATTCTTAGCAAAATCATTTATAGGTAAATATCTACATACACAATCATTACCTGATATATTTTCAATAAATATTGGCTCATTAACAGAAATTTCATATTCAACAATTCCATTACTATTAACACTTTTAGTTTTGCTTATTACTCTTGTTAAATGTTTTTCATTAATATCACCGCATACTAATAATGAATTAACATTAATTTTGTTATTATCAGTTGCACTAATTTTAAATTTAGTTTTAAGATTATTTAATGACATTGGTATAATAGGAATATATTCTTTAATATTACCAATACCTGTTTGTATACATATTCCATTATTACATTGAGAACCATCTAAACAATAAAATGATGATACAAAAGGATTTGCTAATGCAGTAAGATTTATATCACTGTATTCTTTTGCTTTATAGCAATCTAATCCATATTTACCAGTTGTTTTTGAAAATGATAAATATACTCGACTAGATAAAGAACTATTTGTATATGCAAAATCACCATTAACAATAGTACCATTATCTAATTGTTTATATAAATTATTACCATTATATATTTCAATAACTTCATTTGTATTATCAAATTTTATTAAAGAAGGATTTATAATATATGTTAATGTGTTATTTGTTAAATCAGGAATATAATTTTTATGATCTGATATTATGCATATATATCCTTCTTTGTTATCAATTTCATTAACATTAAAATTATAACTTACATAATTAATATAGTTTTTTAAATAATAGTTACTTGATTGTAAATCATTTATCAAATTATTTTCATCACTATAAATTTCTATATCAATATTAGGTGATGATATAATTACATCTTTAACAACAAAATACTTATTAGTACCTTTAACATATATAATATCAAATTGATTTAATAATTGATTTAATGATGTATTAGTATTAGTAATAGAAAATTTTTTATTTGTTTCGTCTGCATTATCAAATATTGCATTATATATACCAGCATTATTAGTATTTTTATCAGGATTTGTTAATGTTAATTCTAGTGATAATCCAGTATTATTAATATCACTGACTTTTAAATATTGACTATTGCCACTACCATAAGTTTTAATTAAAGTATTTTTTGTTATACTATTAACTAAATTATTATATTTTTCTAATGTAAATACAGTTGCATTAGGCATCGGTTTAGGTATTATAAATGTATTAAAAAACGGACTAGCATCATTTTCATACGGTATTGATGATATCTTTATTGTATTATTATTAAAATCATTATCAGAATAAGTTATTGTACTTTCCTCATTAGAAAAATCAGTCGGCGTATTAAAAATTATCTCTTCCATAATAGGCGAATTGTATGATAAAAAGTTTAATGCTGATTTATCACTATCTACTAAACTATGCCCTACCATATCTATTTTATATATAGAATTAACATAATCATCTATCATATCTCTATTTACAGTCATAAAAATACCTGTCTGATCTGATTCATTATTAACTAATGTTTCAATAAATCTATTTACTCCATTGCCATCAATGAAATCTGGTATGATACATCCAGTTATTGTTGCAATAACATTTACACTATTATCAGATAAAAAATCATTTAATTTATCTATTTTTATACCATTATTATTAAAATACTTTGCAAAATAAGGATCTATAGATAAATTATCATAATTTGTCCAATCACCATTTACTATTATAACATCAATAAAATAATCAGATATATAATCATAATCTTTTATATAATCAGGAACATTACCATTACCAAAATATTCACGTGCTGTTATATTAAAACCAGATACATTATCAGATTTTTTAACAATTAAAGAAACAGGTCTCTGTCCTACATTAACAAAACTAATAAGCATATCTTTAGTGTTAATATGATTATTAACAATTGCATGAAAATTAGAATTATCTAAAAACCAAAATCTTTCTTTATTGTAAAAAGATGATAATAATTCCTTTGTTATACATGAATTATCCTGGCTAGGTGATAATGAAAAAGATTTATATTCTACCATATCACCATTATTGGGGTCATTATTAAGTGGCATTAAATTAAGTGCTAGCACAGGCCCTTGTTGTAAACATGTCTCAATTGATCTATGAAAAAATGACCCTCTTTTTTCTAATATAGGATCTATATTACCAAAAATTTTTCGTGATGTATTAACATTATCAAGATATACTGGTGTATTAAATATTCCTTGACGTGAAAAGCCCACTACTAACCGCAAAGTATCTGTTGCAATTGGTCTACTTTCAGAAGTACTATATTCAACAGTATATACACCTGCTGCTTTAAATTTATTTAAATCAAAAACTAAATTAGCCATAATATAATTTTATTTTTTTTATCTATATATAAATTTTTTTTTAAAATAAATTTACTTTTTGTATTTCTTTGAAAAAATCAACTAATATTTTACTATTATCATTATTTTCATTAAATATTTTATTATCATATATTTTTCTATATATAGCTGGCTGAATATCTATCATATCTTCTATAATTTCACCATAACTATTACTATTTATAAAAGCAACTAAATTAACTAAAGTCATAGCACAATCATCATGACCCATTTGACCCCTATATCTACCATCTTTATCTAATCCAAAATTTTCTATTTCTTCAATAGTATTTTTTTCATTAATAATTATATATTTATTTTGTATTAATGTCTTTAATTCAGACACATATATATCCTTATTATCTCTTTTTATTTTTACGCCTGGATTTAATTGTTTATTTGATGACGAATGTTGTGTATGTAAAAATATATTACTATAATAATT